CTCGAATTGATGGGGAGATAGAAAAATATAGAAAGATGGGTTTTAGGAGCGGGAGCTTGCAGGAAATAGCAATAGGTTTATGGTCGGGGGTGGACGTGTCCGTATATGCTGACCTTAGATTTAACCGGGCTCAAATGGAGCAGATAAGACTTGGCTTGGAACAAGGTCTGGATGTATCAAATTATGCCGATGTTATTCACTCCTGCAATAAGATGAAGTGGTTGCGGAGGAAGGCATTTTATGAAAAGAAAGCGAAAGAGATGGTGAGGTGGAAAAATTGAATAAGAAAATCACGGAAAAAGATATTGAGAGGCGATTGATTCGCAAAGTTAAAAGTTACGGTGGTAGGACATATAAATTCATATCACCCACCGCAGCTGGGGTGCCCGACCGCATAGTGCTACTGGCAGGGCAAGTTTTTTTTGTAGAGGTTAAACGTCCTTGCGGTAAGCTTACACTCAGGCAGGTTCAAAGGCTTATGGAGCTTAAGGGCATAGTGCACCGTAAAAGCAAATTCATACCCAGATGTGCTGTGTTATCGACAGCAGATGAGGTGGATGTGTGGATCAGGTATATACGTGATACGGCACTGCCTAAAAATATTTCTTTACTAGTCCAGCATGGTATTGTGGGGTGCTTATGTGGCGCACGTATCGCCAAGCAGATTGACGCTTTACTTGATATCGTAGAGGATGACTTTTATGAATGCCATTAAGCCGTATACCTATCAGCGGGAGTGTATTGATAAGCTCCTCACTCATAACTCATACGGGCTGTTCATTGACATGGGACTTGGTAAGACCGTTATTACGCTTACCGCTATTAACGAACTCATCCGCTACCGCTTCATGGTAGGACGGTGTCTTGTGATAGCTCCCCTATCTGTAGCCGTGAGCACGTGGCAGACTGAAATAAAAAAGTGGGAGCACTTAAGAGGTCTTACGGTAAGTACTGTTATTGGCTCAAAAAAGGCACGTATCGGCGCACTTAATGCAAAAGCCGATATTTATATCATAAACCGTGAAAACGTTGCGTGGCTTGTCGAATATTTAGAATTAGAGGCTGGTGGGTGGTCGTTCGATATGGTGGTCGTTGATGAGTCAACAAGTTTTAAAAATCCAAAGGCGAAGCGGTTTAAAGCATTATGCAAGGTCAGGGATAAGATTAAACGGCTTGTACTGCTTACGGGAACCCCCACACCTAACAGTCTTATGGATGTGTGGGCTCAAAGCTACCTGCTTGATGGGGGTAGAAGATTATATAACAACTTCTACCGTTTCAGGGATGCGTATTTTATCCCGGGGAGAGCGGTTAACGGAGTTGTGTATGATTACAAGATAAGGACAGGGGCGTACGAAGAGATAACACATAAGCTATCAGACATCAGCCTATCGCTTAAGAGCGAGGACTATTTAGAGCTACCTGCTATCACGTACGTTGATAATCTGGTTGAGCTTGATGCTACAGCTCGTAAAGCCTACGCCAGATTCGAGCGGGGGTGTGTTTTAAGGTATCTCGATGATACGGCTTCTGCAAGCTCTGTTATGGCTAATACTGCGGCAGACCTTTCGGGTAAACTCCTGCAGCTGGCGGGCGGTGCGATGTATCTGGAGGACAGCAAAGACTACGCAACGGTACATGATAATAAGCTTAAGGCGCTAACAGAGCTTATAGAACCGCTCGATGAAAATGTCATAATTTTTTATAACTACATCCACGAAAAAGCTAGGATTTGCAACGCTTTTAGCGATTTTAAAGGTGAAGTTAGGGTGTTTAAATCTGATAAGGATATAGCAGACTGGAACGTTGGAAAGGTTAATATTCTCATCGCACACCCTGCCTCTTTAGGTTACGGTCTTAACTTGCAACAGGGTGGCAGGCGTATCATCTGGTTTGGGCTGCCGCAGTCCTACGAGCAGTACGCACAGGCGAACAAGCGTCTGCACAGGCAAGGGCAGACGGATAAAGTGTTTGTGCACCACCTCGTGTGCAAGGGTACACGTGATGAGGATGTGCTCCGTGCACTTGACCACAAGGACAGTATGCAAAAGTATCTGCTAAGCAGTCTCACACTGCGCCTTAAGGCGTGTAAAACTTAAAACGCATTTATTTGCTGTTTTTAGCGAGTGAACGGTTTAAACGATAGATTACACCTTAACCGCTAAAACTTTTAAATTTACCCACAAATATTCAGAATTACGGCTATATCTAAGCCGCAGGTGATATAATATTATGCAGAGGAGGTAAACACATGATTAGGGAACTTGAGAAATTGGAGTCACTTAACCGCAGAATTGACAGACTGGTTGATGAGTATGAGAGGCTCCGTGCACGGGCTATCAGCACAGGTGGCTCAGCTAATGCAGATGATACGGGCGGTAAGAGTGATTCGGGTGAGGTTAAGAGGCGGATGGACGCACGGCTTGCGAAGCTCTCTGACCTTTCTATCCACATCGACCATCTGGTTGACGAGTATACAGCGAAAAGGCTGGAGTTACTTGAGTGGATAACTGCTAACGAGGTTGGGTTTACAGTGCTCGAATCTGCCGTTATAATCGCCAGATACCTTGAGTTTAAGCGGTTTGAGGAGATAGCGAGGTCGCTTAGAGTGGGTAGGAGCACGGTTTATAGCACGTTTGCAAGCGCCAGGACTAAGCTACTGCCCATCACGTATGTAGCTAAAGGGGCTTAGCCTGCTGGACAGAATTGGACAAAATTGGACGGATTTGGACAGAATTGGACAGAATTGGACGAAGTTGGACAAATTTGGACGGAAAAGCGTGGTATTCTATTAACGTGGACACGTACCACTGAAGACGTGTTTACTTTTATTTCATTACTACTTCCTTGAATCTTTCAGCACGCAGGCACAACGGTTAACGCTGTTGTGTCTTTTATTTTGTCTAAGGAGACAAAAATTATGACACCAAAAGAAAAAGAAATATACGAGAAATCCAAGAACTTAAACGCTAAACAAATTAACTTTTGTCACGAATACATTAAAATACGCAACGCCCTTCAGGCAGCTAAGAACGTGGGTTATAGTGAGACTGGGGCACGTAATTACTCGGGTCAGCTGATGAGGAATCCCAAGATTAAGAATTATATAGCGTACCTCATGAAAGAGGCGTTTCTCGAGCGTATCATGAGTCTTGAGGAGGCGCTTGCGCTTACAGCCTCAATAGCAAGAGGCGAACCTAAGGTGATAGAGTACAAGCGTGTTAATAAGCTCACAAGCAAGGTGACCATCCACCGAGAGGTCACTAAGACTCCCTCCATCGAGGAGCAACAGCGTTCGCTTGAGCACGTGCTGAGGTGCGCAGGGGCATTTAATGCTAAGCCTGAGGACAACACGCAAGCTGACGGCATAGAGCGGTTTAAGCAGGCTGTCTCGGGTAAGGTAAGCCTTGCGGAGGTGTACGATGATGAGTAGCACAGGCTTTGATTTCGAGCCGTTCAGCAAAAAGCAGCTAAAGCTCCTCTACTGGTGGGCTGACGGCAGCCCTTACAAAGACAAGGACATCATGATAGCCGACGGGTCTATACGTAGCGGTAAGACGGTAGCGTGTATCTGCTCGTTCCTGATGTTTGTGTTTTTGCATTTTACAGGTGAAAACTTCATCATCGCAGGTAAAACAATAGGAGCGCTCAAGCGTAACGTTATTAAGCCAATGCTTCAGATACTTGAGGCGTGGGGGATTGGGTACACCTACAACCGTAGTGGTAATTATATACAAGTAGCAGGGCACACCTTTTATCTTTTTGGTGCTAATAACGAGGCTAGCCAGGACAGCCTGCAAGGTCTTACAGCGGCAGGGGCTTACGGTGATGAGGCGGCGCTGTTTCCGCAGAGCTTTACAGAGCAAATGCTCGGGCGTTGTAGTATCAAGGGTTCTAAGGTTTTTTTAAATTGTAATCCCGCGAGCCCCAACCACTACATCAAGAAGGAGTATATAGACAAAGCTGAAGCCAAGAACATATGCAGACTGCACTTTACTCTTGATGATAACTTAACGCTTGACCCATCAACAGTTGAGCGGTATCACCGTATGTACACAGGGGTGTTCTATGAGCGGTTTATTAAGGGTTTGTGGGTATCCGCTGAGGGCTTAATATATAAGGAGTTTGCAGATAACGTGAGCTCGTACATCGTAGATGATGATTACATAGCCACTAAAGACATAGCATTTGCGACAATAGGGGTTGACTTTGGCGGTAATAAATCTGCGCATAGCTTTACCCTAACGGGCTTTACGAGAGGTTTAGGAGAGGTTATAACGCTTGATGAGTGGTACTCAGACGAGCGGTTAACACCCGATGAGCTCAGCAATAGGTTTTGCGATTTTGTGCAACGAGCTAAGGAACGGTATAACGTTTATGAGGCGTACTGTGATAGCGCAGAGCAAGTGCTTATAAAAGGTTTTGAAGTTGCGACGGCAAGAAGGGGGCTTGCAATCGATATTAAAAACGCCATTAAAGGTGCTATTAACGATAGGATAGCCTTTTACAACAGTCTCATAGCTTCAAGGCGCTGGCATGTGCATAAAAGCTGTAAACGGACAATAGAGGCGTTTTGTAACGCCGTGTATGACGATAAAGCTAAAACGGGTGATGTGAGGCTTGATGATGGGAGCAGTAACATCGACAGTATCGATAGCCAGGAGTATAGCACGGAGCGTTACGCTCGGGATATATTAGAGATTATCCAAGGAGGACAGGTTGAACCAGATAGAGCAGTATCTAAAGAAGATGGGGCTGACTGTAGTAGATACATCGGCTAAGAGCGACATAGAGACGTGGAAGGCTTGGTATAAGGGCAAAGTATCCAGCTTTCACGATTATAGTGTGTATAATGGCATCAAGCATATAGGACGTGAGAGAGCAAGCCTTGGTATGGCTGCTAGAGTGTGTGAGGACTGGGCGGATTTACTGCTTAATGAAAAGGTTAAAATTTCAACGCCTAACGAGGTTTTTAATACTAAACTTTCAGAAGTGCTGGAGTCTAACAGCTTTTACGCTAATGCTAATAGGCTCGTTGAGCTTACCTTTGCTTACGGCACAGGTGCTTTTGTGGCTTATCTAAGTGCTAGCGGTGATACGGTGATAGATTATATCAAGGCGGATATGATATATCCTATAACCGTTAACGGCAGTAGGGTAGTCGAGTGTGCGTTTGCATCATCTGCGGTCATAGACGGCAATGACGCATACTACCTGCAGTTACACCTGCTAACGAATAGAGGGTATGTCATACGCAATATTTACCTTAACGCTAAGACGGGGGTAGAACTCTTTACTCCTGAGGGAGTGGCTGAAGAGGTAGAGACTGGAATTAAAACGCCTTTATTTGCTATCATAAAACCTAACAAGACAAATAGACGTAAGGTAGATAGTCCGTACGGAGCTTCGTGTTTTGCGGGGGCAATTGACCAACTGATGGCGGTTGACCTTGTGTATGATAGTATGCTCAATGAGTTTAATCTTGGGAAGAAGCGTATCTTTGTACCGCTATCGATGGCACGTATGCAGGGCAGTGCAGACACAGGACTAACCCCTGTATTTGATAATAAGGACTTAGTTTTCCATGCGGTGCCTGAGAGTGCGGACAGCAGCAATAAGATAACCGAAAGCGACATGAAGCTTAGGGTAGCAGAGCACACCCAAGGGCTCGATGAAGCCCTTAAGCTACTATCTTTAGCTTGTGGGCTCGGCGCTGATAGGTACAGTTTTGATTCATCCAGAGGTCTACAAACAGCCACTGCCGTAATATCTGAGAAGTCTGAGCTATATCAGTCTAAGAGCAAGCACGAGCTTGTGCTTCAAGAGGCTCTTAAGGAACTTGTTATAGCGATAGGTGCGCTACTCGGCATCGATGTTAAAGCGCACGAAGTAAATATTGACTTTGACGACTCTATTATCGTGGACAAGGAGAGCGAGAGAGCTAAACGGATGCAAGAGGTAACGGCTGGGATTATATCCAAGGAGGAGTACCTTTCCCGTGAATATGGGGTGTCGCATGATGAGGCGTCTGCAATGCTTCCTCAGGAGCCTTCACTTAATATATCGGAGTAGATATTATGTTAACTCCTGAATACTTAGATTCAGCCCCTAGCGAGACGCTGGGGGTTATTGATGAGTTTGAAAAATATGTGATTGCAGAAGTGGCTAGACGGCTTGTACAGCTAGGCTACGATGAGCATAGCGAAACGTTTCGGCGTAAACTTAAGGCTGAGAGCGATAAACTGTTTAAGCAAGTGCTTACGCAGGTAGGTAGTGTGGCTAATCACAGCGATACAACTCTTCGAAAGACCTTCGAGGAGGCTATAAACACAAACGTAAGAAGCGAGAACGACCGCTTTAAATCATGGGGTATGGCAGCTGTCGGCGTCACGCCTAAGATGGTGCGTATTGCCACGGAGCACTACACTTTCGCTAAAGCTGAGGTACGTAAATACTGCGCACGGTCTGCATATTCGAGCAGTAAGCTACTCATAGACGTAGCAGGTGATATATACAAGGATGTAAGAACGGGTAAGGAGACCTACCACAAGATAATCAAGCGTTACATCGAGAAGCTCTCACGCAAGGGGCTTACCGTAACACATCCTAACAGTGGCAGAGTAGACAAGCTCGATGTCGCTGTAAGGCGTAGCGTGCTTACCGCCATTAACCAACCGAGTGGCAAGGTTAACCTCGAGTATTGCGATGAGGCTGGGCTTGATTTAGTCGAGGTTACAAGCCACATGGGCGCCAGACCCACCCACGCAGCGTGGCAGGGCGGAGTGTACAGCCTTAGTGGTAGTAGTGTTAAGTATCCCGACTTCGAGACGTCAACAGGTTATGGCACAGGCGCAGGGCTTTGCGGCTGGAACTGCAGGCACACGTTCTACGGCTACGTTGATGGTATGCCACGGGCTAGGAGTGATGATGAGCTAGCGTCCCTAGATGACGGTACGCTTACCTGGGGCGCAGAAACCTTTACACCTTACGAGGCTAGCCA